CTAGATTCTTGCTGCAAACGTGTACCGTTTGCGTGATTGACAGTTCTAATTTCTGTTGTAGCATAAGTTAAATCTTATTGCAACATATAGAACAACTGATTTCCTGGCATTATAAGTCCAGTACTTCTCAGTGTTGATTGCGTAAGCGTTAAAGCGTACGTAGATGTAGAGATGATAATCTACATTTCATAAAATTATTCGTTTGTCTGTATGCAAAACAGTCACCCAACCTATCTTGTATTAGATATTTTAGGAAATTATGCTTATTTCCCTAATCTTACTAAATTAAAGCACTACTTTCAAGTGTAGAACAAACTTGAATTTTACTTCTTATTTCGATCGTGTTATAATTCGAATAAAATCCTGACGAATAAATCGAAGCAATGCGACTTAAGAAGATGTTCCATCCTTTGTAGCTGTTTAGCCACACCCGCGATGTAAGCGGTTCGTAACAGAATGTATTTAGGATTGAGAGATCCGCATGCATTTAAAGCTCTCTCGCGAACTCAAACGAAGAAACAATAATAGATAATGTAACTGCTGATACGTCTGAACAGATTTCGGAAACGAAAACTGAACAACAGACTCTTTTTGATCAGCGTGTGATACCTACTGCTACTGGATATTTGGATGGAAGTAATGCACTTCCTCCCCCTATATCCGTAGTAGAAGATGAATTTTCGCATTTAGATGTTCTTAAGCAACCTATCAGATTAGCCTCTGGAGCGTGGGCGACGACTAATACCGTGAGTACTGAACTTCTTTCAATAGAAGTTCCAGATATTTTTGGTACGTTTCCTACAATTCATAAGCAATTATTACAGCTTTATACATTTTATAAGTTTTCATTACGGTTTCGAATCGTGGTTAACACGACTCGATTCCATGCTGGAAAACTTATTGCAATGTATGATCCTTTTAATACTTTTGGTACTGGTCTCGACAGAACTGCTGATGTTTGGGCTGCAACTGGCTATCCTCATGTGAAGCTAGATGCAGCCGTCAGCAATTCTGCCGAGATTGATGTACCATTTGAAAATCTGGTAACTTTCTTAACGACTACTTCTCCTGAACTTTCCCCTCCCATGGGCATTCTCCGCGTCTTGGTGTTTAATCCACTCCAAGCTGCGGCGGGTGCTACAGATCCCATTACCTTTAATGTGTTTGTATCTGCAGCCGAAGTTCGACTGCATTTACCAACACTTCCCCATGTTCCCCAATTTTCTACTCCTCCAACGATGAATATCAATTTGAAACAAATTGTATCCACCGCTGGAGGAATAGCAAAGACTGCGACTGGAGCTATTGCCGATATAAAATCCGGTAATATTTCTGGTCTCTTTTCCCGAGCTAAAGATTTCTTTTCCTTGGATCGGCCTGCAAATGCCGATACAAGACAAGGTAATTGTTTAGCTACAATCTCCCCACCTGCACATATGTTAGGACTAGATCAGTCAGTCCGTCTAGGCGCCACACAAGATGGCGCTTATTTGGAAACTGACTTTTCTACTGCTCCTATCACAGACATGAGTATCTATAATATTATTCAGCGGCCGATGCTGGTGAACCAATATACTTGGTCATCTGCATCGCCTACTGATACTATTATAGATACTTTCTTTGTAAATCCTGGTTTTTGTCACCAGGATGTGCAAGTTCCCGATGTATCTGCTCTGTGTCATAATACTTTTCTATCTTATTTTGCGACCATGTTTGAATTTTGGCGCGGTGGAATCAAATATACATTTGATTTTGCCGCTACTAATTTTAACACTGGCCGCTTGATGGTAGCATTTATTCCAACACAGGGTTTGGTACCCTTGCCTGACGTTGTAACAAACGTCACTGGGCTTTCTAACACTCCACACATCATTTTCGATTTGGAACAACATAAGGAATTTAGTTTTACTGTTCCTTATGTTGCTTCAACTCCCCGAAAACGTTGTGTGAATGGTTTTCAAGCTCTAGTACCTACTACAGATTCTACTGCGACAGGAACGCTGGCTATTATAGTTGTTGATCCATTAACAACTTCTAATAACCTGCCTCCCACAATACAGTTTAATATGTATATGTCTGCTGCTGAAGATTTTCGGTTTTATGCGCCTAGGATTTCTCCTAGTACGCATTTTGCCGAAGATCCTGAGCCAGCAGCTGAGCGTATTACTATGAATTCTGCAGCAATGCAGGATGAATCAGTAATGCGTGAGGTACAACCAGCCCCTAGTATAGTAAAAGGCGCACCATCTATTTCTTCTCCAGAATATTTTGGAGAAGTCATAAATGATGTGCGCGATTTGTGTCGGCGCTATTTTCGATACCCAACAAGTATCACAATGGCTGCCGATCCGGATCGCACTGGAATGGTCATCGGAAAATCGTTTTTCGGTGCCCATCCAGATTCTTATTATGCGGCAAATTTCTTTACGAATGTTCCAGTCTCATCCCATTCATTCGCGACATTAATATCGCGATTGTATGTGTTTTGGACTGGATCTATTCGTTGGAAATTTGTTTTCGTAACTGATAGAACTAAAAATCTTCAAGCTGTAGCAACTTATGCATTTAGTAATGATGGTATCAAATTTGTTGACGCAGACAACTTGTCTGGCTATCCGCAATTTATTGCGAATGCCTCACAAGATTCTGCGTTGGAAATTGAATTACCGTTTTACACTCATTTTGCTCAGTGTTTGACCCAGGACGATCCACTTGCAACTGCATATCCAGATAGTATTTATACTCCTGGTTATGTGCAGTTGGAATTGTCATCGTATTCTGGTTCTTTCACTGCCGATCGCGTGAATATCACAGCATATCATGCGATTGGTGATGATTTTGCATTTAGATTTCTAGTTGCACCACCCAACACGATAGAGCTGAATGTTACTGAATAGTAATATTTAGCTCTATTGTGACGACCTAAGAAAACCCCCAAATGAATTGGTATCAAAGCCACCCGTGAGGACACATCCTACGAGTACTAAGAAGTACACCCACCCCATAGCGTAGCATGTAAAAGGATTATTTTAACAATGGTACCCTTGCAATCCCCAATTGTAAGGAATTAATAATTGTTGAAACCCTGTCCGTATTCAAAACTTGAATTTAACCTGATTCGGTTATCGAGCCACCGTTGTCTATGAGATCCCTAGATGGATCCACGGCAAATGAGTGAAAGATAACTTTTGAAGGCACTGTTTTCTCTTTTGAATATTTCTTATCTTATTTTAAAATCCCTAAGAAGAACTTTTTGGACCGAATTGATTGACTTGCTCTGCCCCAGTCTTTAACTGGAAAACAAAACTTTTACAATGAATACAAGCACTGTAAATACTTTTGGGCTTTCACCCTCCTCAATCATTTTTTCACCTAAGTTAACTGAAGAATTAATTAATCAGTGTAGTAAGCTATCTACACTTAAATCAAATATAGCTCCCCATGATTGTGATTTGCTTGCGATCATGGCTGAAGCCCTGGAAAACCGGGAAACCGGAATTTCAGTTAAAATGGGTTTACCCATTTTATTGAAGGTTTTAAAAACAGAGTTTTACAAGCAATATGCAGCTAGGCGTTTTGATAGATATATCATAATAATGGCTAGCTGTGAACCTAATCATGTGCATAAAGCATCTTGCATTGGTTTGTTCGAACCTCCAACAGAGAGATTTGTTGGAGCTTTGGACAAAGCTTCTGATGAGGATGTTATGGTGTTCGGAAAGCTGCAAATTAAAGTAGCGGATTACCGAAAGGCCATAGTTAAAGCACAAAAGAACGTCGATTTGCGGGCTAAAGAGCTCAATATAGAGCCACAGGTCGTAATCGGCGTGACGAATGGTGATTGGAGACAACCGATATTTGAGAAAATGCCGGAAGTCCTCGATTGCCAGGACCGACCACACATGAATTGTGCGGTCGGAACGTTGATTGAAGTGGCGTCGGAGACGTCTCCTCAATCTCAAGCGTTTTACGACGCTTGGGCGCGAGGAGTTTCCTCCCAAACCACATCAATCGAAATGGACACTGAACCTATTTATATGAATTCTGCATGCCAAAAGAAGGAAAAGCGACCTAAGCAATTAGTGCCGCTGACTGAAGAAGAAGAGGCAGCTGAAATTGCAGAGTACAAGGCGGAAGCTAAATACTATGCAGACATGATGGACAAGAAACGACACACACTTGAAGAAGTGAGTGATCGTAGAAGACGTCATCATGTTGCAGCTGCTTATTCTGCGAAAAACGCGAAGAAGCGTTCTAAACAAACTGTTAAAGAACGTAATCGCGATTATCGTGAATCATGCAAAATTTATATGAATGGACTTGTTGATCGAGTCAAGAAGGGTAAGGAAACTCTAGATAGGGTCAATGCGATGGTAGATCAAGTTGATACTATATTAGAGACGGCCGAAACCTGGAAGGACTGGATTAAGAAGACAACAACCGAAATGATGCCACAGTTAGTGGCGACAATCACACGTTGGATGTTACAACCGCCAACCTTTTTAGCATTGTGTCTGGATCTATTCGTTTTGATAGAACGAGTGGCTCCAGAGAGAGTGCGTCAAGGGTTTTATTGGTTTATATCTAGCGCTACAGCATTAAAAGAGCAAGCAATTGCTCGTAGGTCTCAGCTCGCCTCAATTAGAAACAGAGCTGGTAGCGAAAAGATATATATGCAAAGTGCAAAGAAAGACGAAGCTCTGGAAAGAGCCTCATGGATTACTTGCATAGCGGAATTAATGACCAACGTGAGATTAAAGGACCGCGTAAAGAATGTCTGTAAGTTAGCAATGACTTTTGGCAAAACTATGCGCGATGTGAATTCTTACCGGAAAGCGATAAAAGAGTTGATCAAACCAGTCATAGACTTTTTGAGCAATTATTTGAGATTGTCAATTTTAGATAAACTGTTCAAGCGTGTAATGACTGATGCTGATTTGACTCAGTTCGTTGAAGACGTGGAGAAGTTGCGGGGGTATGGTGATCAGGAGATCGCCGCCTCTACTTTTCCCCACGAAGTTAATGAACTTTGGAATACTGCTGTTAAGGTAAGAAGGATTCTTGTCGAACAAAAATTGGATCCACAAGTTTACCGCGAATTGCATTTTGCGTGTGAAGCTCTGAGTAAGTTTAGAGCGCAACATTATGTTGCGCTTCAGAACTCTTGGGGTGCCGTGCGTAAGACGCCGTTCGTGGTAGCGCTTGTGGGTGCTTCCGGTTGCGGTAAATCAGACGTGGCACCTATGCTTGCAAAGGATATGTGCCACCCTGGTAACTGTAATATGGATGTAGCAACGACGAACATGTCTGATCTTATATATTTCTATTCCGGTATTAAACACTGGGACGGTTATAGAGGTCAACCTGTTTGTTTTTGGGACGATTTTGGACAGAAGAAGGAAGACGCTAATACCACCGCAGAGGAGTCAAATTATCTGTGGTTTATTAAGTTGATATCTGGAGTGCAGGTACCATTGCCTATGGCCCATTTGGACCAAAAGGGGATGTATTTCAATTCTCCCTTGGTTATGTTAACCCAGAATGAGATTTATCCAGTGCCAACTAGTATAGTGTGTCCTGAAGCTGCCCAATGTCGTGTCAATGTTCGTTGCTACGTTACTACTGACAAGACCAATCCTTTCGAACCTATTTATCCTGAAGAGGCTATAACATATGAGAATGGATACGTTGAACAGAAAAATCAATTTATGCAGTATCATGTGTTGCCGTCTGTCTTGAAGAAGGGACCGACTGTCGTTTCTACGCAAAATGCGGATTCGCTGCCTAAACATGGCGATCCAAAGGGAATGAGTTATACTCAGTTTCTTAAATATTGCGTGGAGAAGTTCAATCAATGGCAGGAAACTGCTTCAGTGGAGAGAATGAAGGCACCGACACCGGCGTCGCGCATTTTCAATACTGGAGTGCCTACTGTTGATCGTGGAACTAAACCAGATCGGTTCCATCCAGAGAAGGCGACTATGAATGGTCTCTTCGATAGATGGTTTGGAAAGGAAGAACAGTCACAGCAGGGATACCAGGTGCGTGTCGCCGAAGACGATGCTGCTTGGTCCTCGGATGAAGAAGATCCTAATCCATATGAATATATGGACGGAAGTACTTCATTTGAAGACACAGCAAATCCTGAGTCTTTCTTTGGAAAACTTATGAGTTTTACTGGTTTATCTTCAATGGTAAACTCAGTTTCAGAATTTTTAAATTTTTCCAAGGAATTCACAGCTCGTCTTTATCGATGGTCACCTGTTATTTTTGCAATGGCTGTTGCTCTATGGATTTTATCAATGTTTGGAGCGTTGTATTTGTTGTGGAATCAAGAAGATTCCGATATGTCTGTCATGTATACGAAGGAAGACGTGGACAAGTTTTGCGATACGACTGATGTGCTTATCAGAGATGATATGCGCCTTATGTTATATGATATTGCGAATCAACTTGAACGTGAAAAGATTTCGGCTAATATGGCAGCAAATGGATACGATTCAAAAGTGTTAAAATCCAAAGCCGCACGTGTTGTTTCCAGTGCCTATGTTCAGAAAATGTCTGAGAAGATTAATATGAATAGTGGTCTTGAAAATAACACGTCCGTTGAGCATCTCATCTACAATAATATGCGAGTAATTCGCTATCATAATGGAGATGGTGCAATGCAAGCTATCGGTATAGTTGGCCGATATATGCTATGTAATGCACATTTCTTTATTTTAGCGGAGTACGCAAATAAGATTGTAGATGGGTACTGTGAACTGAGGACGTCAATTAATGGCGTTGATGAGTGGTTAGGACATATTGATATGCGTCATGTCAAAATCTATAAAGATATGGACATTGCGATCTTTCAATTGCCTAAGCATCGCCCTCAATTTAAAGATGTGCGTAAGCATTTTATATCTGAGACAGAGTTTGGTAAAACAGACAATGTTCCAGTTCGAATGCTTACGGTTTTCAAAAGGTGTCGTTCGTCTCGTACAATTGCAAAATTGAATAAGAATGAACTTACCTATGAATTCCACCATGATAATAATATAACCGTTACTGTTGCTCATTCCTATATCATGGAGCTCACAGACTTCTCTTATGGAGATTGTGGGGGTCCCATGATAGTGGAACATTTGAACAAAATTTCGGCTATACATGCTGCATCATCTAAAAGTTGGGCGTATGCTGTACCTGTGTATAAAGAACTCTTAGATAATTTGAGCGCTGATTACGCAGAAGAACCGCCTATCATCGAAATGAATGCCTATAGTTCGGCTTACGAAGAAGTGGAACCCGTCGGTGTGGTACAACCACAGTGGCGGAATTTCGTTCAAGATAAGACGAACATTAGGCCATCCCCAGTTCATGGAAAGGTAGCTCCAGTCACCAAGGAACCGTCCGTAAAATCGCTTAAAGATGTGCGAGTGTCGGATGAGGCCAAAAGTGGTTTGGAGCCTATGATCAAAAGTTTCAGACAATATTATGATCCTTCAGTGGACATTAAGCCTCACATCATGCGTAAAGCAATGATCGCCGTTTCGGCTGTATTGGCAACTGTAAAGCCAACAATACAACTATGTCGACGATTGTTGTCCGAAGATGAGGTGCTTAATGGTTCAGACGGTGTATTTCCGCCTTTGAATATTCATACTTCCGCAGGAATGCCTCAGCGTACATATGCTCCTGGAAAACCTGGTAAAACAGCGTTTTTCCGTAGGACTATTAATGATAAGCTGGAATGGGCAGATAATGTGGCAGCGTGTAAATTCAAAGCGGATTACGTCGAGTACGAGAAATCGTTACGCTCTGGCGTTATACCGTTTGTTTTTCTGATGGAGACTTTGAAAGATGAAACTTTGAAAATAGAAAAGATTAAGAATGCCAAAACAAGAACTTTCGAAGTATTTCCTGGTCCACTAGCAATGGTGTATAGGAAGTATTTCGGCGCATTCAACGCAGCTTTGCAAGCAGATTGCATGCGTAAACCCGTTACGGTGGGTATTAACGCACATTCTGTTCAATGGAAATTCTTGTACGAGCGGCTTAATCGGTTCGGTGGTAAAGTTATTGCCGGCGATTATGTCGCTTGGGACAAGAGGCTCTGTGGACAAGCAATCTACAAAGCTACGGTACAAGTTAATGAATGGTATGAGCGCGCAGTCTTAGACAACCCCAATATTAGTGCGGAGGACCGCCGTCAGATGATGGCGGAAATTGCACAAGATAATGAGGTACGGCTTTTGCTAGCGCAAATACTTATTAATTCGTACGTTGTTGTGATGGAAATTCTTTTTCGAACAAGCCAAGGGTTGCCGTCAGGCGTTCCTGTGACTTCCGTTATCAATTCTGTGGCGAATTGGCTCTATTTAGTTAGTGCTATATTTTCCATATTAGAAGAGAAAAACGTATTGCAGGATATGCTTCCAGATGAATTGAACAAACATGTGGAATTTGCACTCTATGGCGATGATCATATCATCGCTCTAGATGCAGAATTGCGGCAATTTATTACGTTCCAAGACGTGAGAAATCATTTCCGGTCACGTCTTGTTGGTTATACGGATGCAAATAAAAATGCGATTTCAGAGTTCGATTTCGAGGAACTCACAGATGTTACTTTCCTGAAGCGGAAATTTCTTCCTGAAAACGGACGTGTTTATGCTCCATTGGACAAATCTTCGGTAGAAGATCAGCTCAATTGGATTAATCACACCGACTCGATGAATAGATTTGCTATCTTTGCACAATGTTTCAAAGGTTTTCAAATCGAAGCCCACTTGCATGGTAAGTATTATTTTGAGATGATGACTGATCGTCTGCGAGCGGCTCTTGAGGGACATGCCAGTCCCCTTAAAGAGTGTGCTCTTGCAGAACTCAGTTCCTCAGATTATAAAGAGTTCTGGCGTTGCTATAACAACTCCTACTCCTCAATTTGACGGTTGAGGAGCGTCTTTTATTCCTTTAATCTAGAATGTTTTGAGGTGTCCCCATATCCCGAA